TTCTGTACTTGGTGACACGCCACTCATAGTAGCGACCTGTAGCTTATCGGTATTATTCTCATAGAATGCAAGACCAAATACGCCAATACCATCTTTGTTAGAACTAATGCGAGCTAGTGTTTCAGTATAGTCTCCGTCAATATCTACGGATCGACCATCAGTACGAACATCCATACAAGCACTTTCAGCTTCATTAGTTTCAGGCGGACCATTCACTTCTTCGCAACCAACGAGAAGAACCTTTTCTTCAAATACTTCACGAGTTCCATGCTTTGTGCCTGGAATAAACATCATGATTTGTTGATCTGGAAACGCTGGATTTACGTCTGACCAAGTTGAAGCTGTACTTTCAGCATTCAATGCAAGATAGATATCTTTTGGAGTAAATTCAAAACTGTTTCCAGCAATGTCTGAGGCAAATACAATACCATCATAACCAATACGAACTTCCGTAATATCAGTTACTCCATTCTCCGCACAAGCCTTAATTTCTTTTTCACGAATTGCTCTAGAAGCATTTGCAATATCAATGGTGTTTGTTCCAACACCTTCACAAAAACGCTTTAAGCCCGCAGAAGATCCGCCAGACTCTACAACTGGTGTTGGAAAATCAAAATTCTCTCCAAATGCTTCTGCAACTATAGAAGCATAAGGTAGAACAGTCGATGAGCCCGCGACCTGAACATTATCACGAGCATAAGCAGTTGTAGTAAGTAGTGTAATAGCAGTTAAATAAGTAAAAAATTTCATAAACATCTCCTGTTATTTCTGACTATCGTCAGTAGTTATACTATATAACATTTTTGTAACAATTTTATGACAAATTTAGTCTTCTATAACCTAGTAAGTTATCAATAGAAAATAAAGAGTAATTAATAGAATTACCTTGATTTCCTCCTAGTACTGCTATATAAGTTTTACCTCCTACATTATAAGTATCTACATAAAAACCTACATGACCTTGCCAAGAAGAACCATTTCTAGAAAAAATTACTAAGTCTCCTTTTTGTGGTTTAGTGATTTTTTCTCCTAGTTGTAACCAGTTTCTAGCTAATCCTGGATTTTCTAAGTCAGGTTTACCATCAAATATATATGACAGAAAATAACCGCACCAAGGTACGGTTACTGGATCAATGCCTAATAAAGTAGTTAGTTGTTTTCTATCAGCTTTTTCTTCTAATCCAACAAGCCGTTGCGCTTTTTTATAGTATTCTAGATCCTGGGCAAAAACACTAGTAGTTAATAGACTAAAGAAAAAGAAGTATAGGTATTTTCTCACCTAAACTACAAGAAGAACTATTTTCTTCTTATACCTTTTACACTTTTTTGAGATGCTGGTGGCATTTTTTTAGAACCAGAAGGTCCTGCCCACAGTCTTTTATCTGCCCAGTAAGCTGCACTCATCTTACCTTTTGATATATTTTTAGCATGTCTAGCTTTAAAAGATCTTCTAGCTTCGGGAGAGTAATTGTGACCCATAGAAGAATCTCCATAGTGAATTAACTTTATTTTATCGCCTTCCTTTGCTAAAACCATTTCCTTTTTTTCAGGGCGATCAGATCTTCTAGGTTTGTTAAAACCATCGAATGTTTTACCTCTGTATTTTATTTTTCCGCTAGGAAGTCTCTCTACTCCTGGATATTTCGACATCGCTATATCTCTCTTTAATTTCTTGGATTATATCCCACTGTCTCTGAGTTAATTGGGGAAATTTACTCTGAGCTTTGATACAACCTAGTATAAAAGTTTTTTCCTGATCTGTCAATTCTTGATTATCAAAAAACTGTTTTAAATCTTTTTTAATTCTTCTAGTCATATTGCTGCAATAATTACGTTTATTTCAATAGAATCACCAACTTCAGGCGCATCTAAACTGTAGAATGTGCCTACTAACCCAGACCAAGTATATGTGATTTTATGGCTTGTTAATTTTTGTATTTCCTGCGCTATAAAAGTTTCATAACAATGTTTTTTTGTTTCGTATCCAATAACTATTTTATCACTTTTAGGTTTAGAGCCTTGGTCGGCACCTATTATGCCGCCCATTACCGCACCTACAGCTGCTCCATCATTTTTTCCAGTTAGTCCTTTTCCTACAGCACCTCCTATTATCATTCCCAAAAGAGCTCCACCCGCAGCATTGCTTTCGCGTTGTCTAGTGCCGTATATAGGTACTTGTACGTTTTCGCACGTAGTAGAAGGTTTGTCTACAAAAACTGTTTCATATATAGGTTCTATAGCCGTTACAGTAGCCTTTCTAATATAGTTTTCTGCATTAGCTATACTAGCTGATATAAAAACAGATAGTACACTTAATATAAGTTTATTCATATTATGTCTCTAAGACCTCATAAACAAATGAGTCTGTTTCTTTCTTTTGTTTAAATTTCTTTTCATTTTTATTCCACAACTTACGTAATAATCTTATCATACTCAATACGCCTGTATTTTAGCTCTGGTAGAAAAGGAACAGCACTTTTTTCAAATAGCTGTGGTTCTTTTCCCTCTACAGTGATAGCTACAACAATTTCTTTAATACCCGTTCCATACATTTCATTATGCGCCACTGCATAACCACAACATTGTATAAAATAATCTTTAATTTGTTTTGATTGTTTAGGTTTTTTTGATGTTTTGAAATCGATAATTGCTGGTTTTCCTTTCCAGATACCGACCATATCAGTTCTTCCAGCATATCTGAGTTTATTACTCCAAAGAATTTGTTCTTGACCCCAAACTTCTTCTACTCCAGGTTCTACTATTTTTATTAAATCTCGACTCATCTGTCTAACATCTGAAGGTAGATTATGTAAGGTACTAAATACATCTTCTCCATTAAAATGTCTTTCCGCTATTTCATGTACCCAAGTACCTCTGTCGGTAGCTTCTTTAGACACTCTGGCTGCTTCCTCTTCTCCTACACGCTCTTTCCACTTCTGTAACCAAATTTGATTAGGAGAAGTTTTACCCAGAATAGTAGTTAAAGATGGGTACGAACCGTCAGGAGTATGGTATGTTCTACCTGTTGATAAGGTATCAACATCCATCTCTGTGATATAGTTAAATTTCATTATTATAATCTTCTATGGTATTTACTAGCGGTTTTCCTTCTACGCTTAAATCAGCACATATTAAAAAAGGAAAACCATATTGCTTTGTTTTTTCAAGTATTTTATTGATATACGCGTTTTTAGTCATATTAACTAATTGAACTGTTTGTTTAGTGTATTCATGTTTATAGTTAGTATTAAGTATAGAATATGTAAATTGTTTATAGTATGATTGTATATCAATATCAAAAAATTTACCAGCTTCTTTTTCTTGACAAACAACCGGGTATGAAACCCAAGAAGGAGTATTTTTAATCATATTCAATTTTTGTATATTTTCTTCTGTAGGAATACACAAAAAACTCCTATTACCTAACGAAGAGTAACTAAATTCCGTTCTTCCATGAATTACTGGAGTGATGGTACCTTTTAGAATTTTATCAGCACAATCCTCAACAAAAATTAGATCTTCAGATAATTTTCCTAAATAAGGAGATTCCCATAAAGGTCTAGACACTAAAGCTGCAGCGCCTAAAGCGCAACCAGCTTCTCCAGGATCACTAGGAATTATAATATTATTATATGACGTTAGATCTTTTAGTGCTCTACATAAGTCTGTATTAGTAGCTAGTTGACCAGAAAATACTAAGTTAAATGATCCAGTCTCAGACTGTAACCAATTAGCTAGACTTACCATAATTTCTTCTAATATAGTTTGAGCTGTAGAGGCTATATTATGATCTAAAAATCCTCTACCTATACCTCTAGTTGAGTCTATTAGTAACTCAAAATTATTATCTGAAAAATCAATTATATTATCGTATGCCCAAGATTTCCATAAAGGTTTTCCTTTTCTGGCTGAATACATAGTTTTATATTCGTCTTCTAAAGGAGTGAATCCTAAAAATCTAGTTACAGAAGAGTATAATAATCCTAAAGAGTTTGGATAGGTAAAACGCTTTATCCAACTAAAAGAACCGTTATGATAATATCCTAATGAAAGAGAATAAGAACCTCCTAACATATCTGCTACTATCACTGCAGATTCAGAACAATCCGACATTAGTAATCCGCTCATAGCATGAGCTTCATGGTGATCTACTAATTCAGGCTTAGTCTTTGAAAATCTTTTTATATCTGACTTAAACTGATTAAAAGTTTTTTCTTCATAAAAAACTATATGGTCAAAGTCTTCATAAGCTTCTTTTACCCATCTTAAAGAAGTTGAAGGGAATACAGAAGTATTTAACTCGCGACTAAAGTGTTGTTCTTTAACCGCTTTTTTTATAAGATTATCTTTTACATAAGCTACTGCGCTATCTTGGTAATATGCGCTTACACCTAAAACTCTCATGGTCATTTCTTTAGACACAAAAATACCCTGTGCACAATGCACAGGGCAGTTGTATTACGAGCACATATCTACAAATTCTTTGATTTCTTCCCATTTTTGGTCTTCTTCATCTAGATTTTGTTTTCTAAGAATAAAAGCTACCTTAGTAATGGTAGGAATAGGAATTCCATACTCAGCTTTAATATCTTTTTTAAGCTCTGCTATAGATTCACGAATAGCGTCTGCTTGTACCATTAAATCTACGATTCGATTAATTTCTTTTTTGATTTCTGATTTTAGTGCTGGTTCCATATTATCCTCTGTCTCTTATACACATCTGACGCTGCCGACGACTCCTTACGTGTAG